ATGACCGGCAGCGCAACAAGCTGCTCGCCCTGCTGGCCCAGGCCGGCGCCGACTGGCTGACCCACCCCTGGCTGGGCCGCCTGTGGGCGCGGCCGCAGGAGTGGTCGGTGAGCGAGAGCAACGAGCGTGGCGGCATGGCGGTGGTGAGCATCCGCTTTGTGGCCGGCGGCCGGGCCCCCAGCGTGCCGCAGGTGGATATGGCCGACTCGGCCATCGGCGCCGCCCGCCAGGCCAGCGCTGCGGTGGTGTCGGGCTTCGATTTGGCGCCGATGCCCGCGGACGTGCTCACCCGCTGGGTGGCCGCGGTGCAGGGCGAGCTGGAGGTGCTGCGCAAGGTGGTGAGCCTGTCAGCGCTGCCGGTGACCTGGGCGCACACGGTGAGCACTCAGATCGCCGGGCTGAAGGGCGACCTGCGCCTGCTGGCCGCCCAGCCCCAGGCCTACGCTAACGCGCTGCAGAGCATCGCCAACGCCCTGGGCGCCACCGATGGCGTCGAGGACGATGCCCGCCCCCGCGTGGTGGGCCGGCTGGCGTCGGCGTCGCTCAAGGGCCGCACCGCTGGCAGCGATGCCCTGACGGCCAACCTGGCCGCCGAGGCGCTGCTGCGCCGCCGGCTGCTGGCCGTGGCGGCCGCCGAGGCGGCGATCGCCGACTACCTCACGGCCGCCGACCGCGACACCGCCCTGGCCGCCGCCCTGGCCGCGCTGGATGCGCTGCTGCCCACCGCCGCCGATGAGGTGTTCGACGCACTGCTCACCCTGCGCACCAGCCTGCTCGATGCCCTGATGGCCCAGGATCTGGCCCCCGCCGACGTGCGCGATGTGGTGGCGCCGATGCCGGCCACCGTACTGGCCCACAGGCTGGAGGCCGACGAGGCGGTCTTCCTGCGCACCAACAACGTGATTCATCCGCTGTTTGTGGCTGGGAGGATCTATGGCTGAGCAGCAGATCGAACTGCGCTTTGACGGCGTGCGCTACACCGGATGGCAGCGGGTGGACATCCGCGAATCGGTGGATGACCTGTGCAGCCAGGTGCAGCTGGCCAGCGCCGGCCCCGGCATCGGTGATGAGCTGCCGATGACTGCCAACACGGTGGTCGAGGTGCTGGTGGAGGGCGAGCTGGCGACAACGGTGCGGGTGGACATGGTGCGCCGGCACGTGGGCAGCGGTAGCCACACGATCAGCCTGCAAGGCCGCTCGCTGGGCCGCGAGCTGGTGGATTGCCAGTACAGCAAGACGATGGGCGGGCTGAAGCTCGGCGAGATTGTGATGCGTCTTGGAAAGACCTTCGAAGTGCCCGTGAAGATCGACGCCGAGACCGCCGTGGTGCCCGACTTCAGCATGCAGTGCGAGCAGCCGGCCAACGCGCTGATCAACGCCGCGCGCACGGCCAATCTGCTGATCTACCCCACGCCCGACGGCGGCATCGTGCTCACCGCGCCCACCTCGGCGGCGCCGGTGGCCACGGTGCGCTACGGCGAGCACATCAAGGCCTACGACGTGGTGGATGAATACAAGCTGCGGTTCTCCGACTACGTGGTCAAGAGCTTCGACTACGCCAGCAGCGAGGCCCTCAAGGGCGCCGTCAAGGATTCGGGCATCAGCTATTTCCGCCCGATGCACATCGTTGCCGACCGCCACGGCGGCAGCGCCGGGGCCTGCGGCCGACGCGCCGAACTGGAGCGCAACCGGCGCCAGGCGCGGGCCCACCGCATCGAGCTGGAGGTGGTGGGCTGGCGCCACGCCGCCGGGCTGTGGGCCATCAACACTCAGGTGCGGGTGGTGATCCCCCGCGAGGGCATCGACGGGGTCTATCTGGTGGGCGAGCGGGCCTTCACGTTCGACGCCCAGGGCGGGTCGGTGACCCATCTGCAGGTGATGAGCCGCGATGCTTTTGTGGGCAACGCCGTGCCCAGCCGCAAGAAACGCAACGCAGGGAGCCGCAAATGAGCGCAATGGATCAGATGTGGGGCCGGCTGCAGCTGCTGTTCGCCCAGGGCCGGGTGGGCCGGGTGAGCGGCGACAAGGTGCAGATCCGGGTGCTTGACGAAGAGGTGCTGGACGTGCGCCGCGTGACGCCCTACGGCTTCAGCCACCGCCCGCCCGGCGGCGAGGCCTATGTGGCCTTCGTGGCCGGTGACCGGGCGCAGGGCATCGCCCTGGTGGTAGGCGACAAGCGCTACACGATGGACCTGGCCGGCGGCGAGGTGGCCATCCATGACGCCGAGGGCAACCACGTGCACATCAAGGCCGGGGGGGAAATCATCGTGAAAGCCAGCACCCGGGTGATCGCCGACTGCCCCGACTTCGAGGCCACCGGCAACGTGCGCGTCACGGGCCAGCTGGTGGTGGAGGGCGGCATCCAGGTGACGGGCGGGATGCAGATCAACGGTAAGGACGTGGGTGACACGCACCGGCACTACGTGGGCAACACGACGACGGGCGAGGTGGTGTGATGGCAGACAACTTCAAGCGCTTGCTGGCCGCAACGATCCCCACCACGTTTGCTCGCAACGGCTACAGCAACGACGGCCGAGTGCGCATCTATTCGGTCGGCGAGGGCGGCATTTTGCTGGGCAACAGCACCACGACGTGGGGCTATGGGCTGGACGGGACGCTGGGTGGCCAGCGTGCCCGATCTGCAGGGGAGGCGCAGTGGGGAATTCCCACGGGCTACTACGCGCCCGCTTCCCGCCCGGTTCCCGTGGGTAGGCTTTCAACCGGCCATACGTTGTATTCGGTGCCTGGCGCGCCAACGCTGATCTCGACACCATCGATTCTTCGCGCGGGTGACACGGGGCTGGAGCTGCCTGGATTGACGGGCCGCTACTACGTCTCGTGCTGCATGACGGGGGATGGGTCGCATGTGCTGATCTTTACCCGTGCGACCGCTGGCTCCAGCGGTGCGTCTGCTGAGCAATGGCATTTAATGCAATGGCTCGGGTCGCATTTCACACTCGTGCGCGAGGGCGAGATGGGCATTGAGATTAATCAGTACCGGCTCGGGCCCGGTAGCTCTGCCGCTGATAATTTCGGGTGCGCGATGCTGGAGCGCGACTTGACCACCTTGTGGTTAACGTACCTATCCGAGGTAGCGGTGTATCGGATCGGGGCCGACAACGTATTTCGTGAAGTAAAGAAATTTGTTGGTGCTGAGGGCCTGCCCAACGATTTTTCATTTGCGTCAATTTACGCAGACAGGGGATTGGCAGCAGTGGTGGCTGGCAATGGATTGTGGCTGTTTCAAAGCCGCGATCCGGATCCGATTCCGGAGCCCTACATGCCACCGCAGTTCGATGTGGGGCTGCGCCAGGTGAGCAACGGCGTGTTCGACCTGGATTGGTTCCAGGTGATCGGCGGCGACGATGGCCCGTCTGTGCAGACCCTGGTGTACGCGGCCCTGTTCACCGATGCCGAGGCGCCCGCCGCCCGCGAGCCCGACCGCTATCTGCGCCGCGGTTGGTGGCGTGACCCCAGCGCCGGCAGCGGCTTGTGGCACATCCGCCGGCAGCCCCTGGGCAGCACGGCCCGCCGTGAGGCCGTCGAGGCCGTGCGCGGCGCCCTGGAGGCCTACGGTCTGACCGACGTTTCCGTAACCGAGCGCGGCCCGGTAGGCGTTTCCAGCGTGGTGCTGGAGGTGTCCGGGCTTTACCGTGACCGTCCCTTCCTGGTGAGTGTCCCGCTATGAGCTATACCCGTCCCACGTTCGACGAACTCAAGGCCCGCATCGAAGTGGATCTGGCCGCCGTGCCCGCCGTGCTGCGCGCGCCACTGTCGGCAGCCTGGGCGCGTGCCTGCCACGGCCAGCATGGCTACCTGGCCTGGATCGATGCCCAATGCTCGCCCCTCACCTGCGACATCGACCGCCTGTCGGCCTGGGCGGCACTCTACGGCGTCGATCGCCTGGCCCCCAGCGCTGCGGCCGGGGCGCTGGCTGTGACGGGCAGCATCGGCGCCCAGGTGCTGGCCGGTACCACCTGGCGCAGCCCGGCCGGGCTGGATTACGAGGCCGTCGAGGCGGTCTCTTTGGTCGATGGAACAGCCCGCGTCGAGGTGCGCTGTACGACCTCTGGTGCGGTGAGCAATCTGCTCGCCGGCAGCACGCTGACGTTGGTCGATCCGGTGCTGGGCGTCGATGCGTCGGCCTCGGTGATGGCAGGCGGTCTATCCGGCGGGGCCGATGCCGAGACGGTGGATGACTGGCGTATCCGCGTGGCGGACGAGTGGCGGGCGGTGGTGGAAGTGGGCGGCCGCTCCGGGCGTGTCGAGGACTACCGCTACTGGGCCCGCAGCGCCCACCCAGCGGTAACGTCGGCACAGGTGCAGCTCCATACGCTGGGCCTGGGCACCGTGCTGATCCGCCCGATCTGCAACGGGCTGGCTGGCCGGATGCCGACCCAGGCAATCCGCGATGACGTGCTGGATTACGTGCTGAGCCGAGCTCCGGCGACCGCCGATGTGCGAGTGACGTCGCCGCTCTCGAAGGCGGTAGAGGTCCGTGTGGTGCTTGACCCCGAGGTGGATTCGGGCACGAACCGTGCAGCAATTACTGCCAACCTCCTGGCGCTGGTGCGCAGCCTGGTGGCCGACGGCGCCGAGCTGGAAATGGTGGCCGTGGATGATGCGATCCGGAGAGTGACCAGTCGGTACACGCGCCTGGCGCCGGTGGCCAACCTGGTGTGTGAGCCCGGCGAAGTTTTTGCCGAGCCATCGCTGGTGTGGAGTTGAGCATGTCGATCCAGCGCTACAGCGCCCGCGACTTCGCCGATTCCATGCAGGCCCTGCTGCCCCCCGGCCAGGCCTGGGAATGGCCTCGCGGTGGCACGGGCGACGGCCTGATGCTGGCGATGGGCCAGGAGCTGGCCCGCCTGGCATCCGGCGCGCCGGATGTGGTATCCGGGGCAGTTCTGGCGCATGTGCCCGCCGCTGCAAATTTCAATGTGTCGGCCTACCGGGCGGTGGCCCAGGCCGAAGCAGTGCGGCAGGGGGCATCGATGGCGGACGTGCAGGTCGATCATCTGGTGTGCAAGCCCCTGTGCGTCGGTCGCGTGGCTGGCAGCCGTGTGTGGAGCTATCGGGCGCGCTACATCCTGCGTGTGCGCTACAGGGCTGCAGTAGTCGATCTGGCCGCCCTGGAGGCCCAGCTGGAAAAATTCAAGCAGGCGCATGTATGCCTGTGGTTCGAGACGATTTGAGGAGTCGCACAATGATCAAGACAACCGCACCCGGCAACGTGCAAGGCGATTTTGTTGAGGAGAATCTGGCCTTTGGGCAGCAGCCGACCGTGCTGGAGGCAGCCTGGCTCAACATGATGCAGAACGAGATGCTGAACGTGCTGGTCCGTGCCGATATCGCACCATCGGCCGCGTCGCACAGCCAGGTGGCAGATGCGATACAGCAGCTCATCGCGCAGGGGATTCCGGAGCAGAGCACCGATGCCCAAACGCTGCAGAGCCACCCCGCCTCGGATTTCCTCAAGCTGCTCGATGTCACGCTCACGGAGTCGGGTAATTCGTGGGCGCTGGAAACTCCGTGGATTGTGATCCAGGGCGGCAAGTTGCTGAATGTAGAGCTGTACGAGATGACGTTCCATTCCGTCAGCTGGCTCGTGCCGCTCAGTACGGTATTTGGGGTTTATCCGTCGGTCAGCTATTCAGCAGGGATCAGCGGGACGATGCCTGTCGTGTTCAAGGATGTGACTGGCACAGGCTGTAAAATCTTTGGTGATGGCACACAGACGTCGACTACCGGCAATATCCACTGGCTAGTGATCGGCAAGAAATAGAGACGGTGCGACCGTGCCCGGTGCGGGAACACCGGACACGGCCACCTCCTGCAGATGCACCCTGCGTTCGGCCAAGGCACCGCCACCGTCCGGACGGCGGCCCGAAGCCTACATGCAGTAGGTCAATCGTGAAATATTTCAGATGTAGCAAGTGCAGTCGAAAGCTCGCCGAAGTGGGCTATGCGGCCCATTTGGCAATCAAGTGCTCCCGCTGCGGAACACTCAATACCCTGAAGGCCCCTGAGCCTCCCGAAGCGCCCCGAGCGCAGAAAGAAGTTCAGCAATGCCCCCGCTCATTAACAACCCGGTAAATCCGATCATCCCCTGGCTCGGCGGCAAGCGCCGGCTGGCAGATCGCCTCATGCCCCTGTTCCCCGCCCACGAGTGCTATGTGGAGGTGTTCTGCGGCGGTGGGGCGCTCTACTTCCTCCGGCCGATACCCGCCCCCGTGGAGGTGATCAACGACATCAACGGCGAGCTCATCAACCTCTACCGGGTGGTGCAGCACCACCTGGAGGAGTTCATCCGGCAGTTCAAGTACGCCCTGAGCAGCCGGCAGGTCTTCAAGTGGCTGCAGATCACACGCCCCGAGACCCTCACCGACGTCCAGCGGGCGGCCCGGTTCTTCTACCTGCAGCACCACGCCTTCGGCGGTAAGGTGGATGGCCAGAACTTCGGCACCGCCACCACGGCCCCGCCGGTGAACCTGCTGCGGATCGAAGAGAACCTTTCGGCCGCCCACCTGCGCCTGGCCGGTGGCACCACTATCGAGAACCTGCCGTGGCAAGACTGTGTGAAGCGCTACGACCGGCCCCACACCTTCTTCTATATGGACCCGCCCTACTGGCAGACCGAAGGCTACGGTGTCCCCTTCGAGTGGGCCCAGTACGAAGCCCTGGCGGCAACCATGCGCAGCTGCAAGGGCAAGGTGATGCTGTCGATCAACGATCATCCGGACATCCGGAGTTGCTTCGACGGCCTCGTCTTCCACGACCTGGCCATCAAGTACTCCGTCGCAAGCGCCCACGGCCAGGTCGCCGAAAGCCGGGAGCTGGTGATCACCAACTACGACCCGACCCCGATGGGCGGTCTGTTCTAAGGCAAAAAAATAGCCGTCCAGAAATGAACGGCTATCCTTCGTTTATTCGCATCCGAGAATCAAACGCGCTTTGTCCGGAATTCAAACGCGCTTTACTACAGGGCAAGTTCGGCGACATGGTTGAAGCCAAGAACAACAATCGCCCTGGAAACCGTA